GGGTGCTTTTTGTCCTAACTTATATTGGTTTTTTATATTAGATGAATATATCCTATATTGTCTACTACCCACAGCTGCTAAACTACCAGTTGATGGTGATGTTTCTTGCCAACTAATTTTTAATTTTGGTTGGTAGATTGTATTTGTTTCTTTTGAAAAAAACTTAATAGCACCATAATCAACGCTATCTTCTTCTGCTGCAGAACTATATTTAAGAATTAATCCATTATTTGGAATACTACCAGTCAACCAACTTTTTACATTGTTTGTAATATCAAATGTTACATCATCTAAAGCATAACTATATGTATTTGTAACTGAAGAAGCAGTGTACCAACTACCACCATATCCAGTCCAAGAACCAGTCGTTCCAGCAGTAAAAGATGCAGTAATACCATTTATATCATCGTTCCATATTGAAGTTGTATCATCACCATTACGATAAATCCAAGTTACACCATTTGTAGATATTTCATCAAATCGTGTTCCAGTTCCATTTTCCCAACTTTGTGAAATCGGATGTGATTGTAATGTTATAGTTGCAGGTATTTCATTTGCTTCTGCTAACTTTAATTCTAACGATGCAGTATATGAACCAGATGGAATTTCACCACTAGCTACACTATTAGATATGGCAGTTAAATCAAATTTAATTAAGGTACGAGCAACATCCTTTGTATCACCATAGTATTGTTTTGATATTTCTAATATCTCATCTATACCAGTATTTTGGTATGGTTGTTGTAAGTATATGCTTGCGTCCGATGAAGCGGTGTAAAATAAGTTCATTATATTGCTCTTCCTTTAATGTCAGTATTTGGGAATTTAATTTCAAAAATAGCAGGGTCTAACGATGGATAAATAATTTTATTACGAGTTGCCTCTACTACATTATATCCATAAGTTGAATAATTACCACCCTTTAAGTTTATAACCTCAACTTTTTGAACTGCCGAAACGCCATCTATATTAGCTATCTCTAATTCAATTTCACTTAAATTTATTGGTTGGTTTATTTGCCATTTAGTAATATCAAAATAATTCTTTAATGCGTTGTTTGCTTTTAATAATACCTCTCTCTTATTATAGTTACTATAAATTGTAACCTCATAGTTTATCCCCACATTAATAACAAACCCATCTAACATATTAACCGCATCCGTCAACATTCTATATTCTTCTAAATATGTTTTAAGATTTTGTTTGATTGCATCGTTTAATACTGTAAGATTACCATTCACATCGTATCCTAACAGATACATATTAATAGCAAACGGATTGTTAAATTCAGCGTTTATAGTTTTTTGTTGTAAAACATATCGTTCTAACTGGTCACCTATTTCAGTATCAGTTTTTCCTACCGATGCTTTTACTAAATTTAAAAATTGTTGTTTAGCAGTATCATCTCTTAAAACTGCTTGGATTTTTGTATCATCTAATGCAGTATCTTGCTGAACGAATACCTTTGCCACACTACCAAATTGTGAATCCATTGCCAGTGTTCTTACCTCAAAATCCTTACGAGTTACTGCTCTATTTTGAGAACCATAATTGGCAATTGCATTTTCACGAATTTCTTCTAATGTTTCAACACCTGCTCCACCAACTCCCGGCTCTAAATTAGTAACTGCTACCGATTGTTTTGATTGGTTATATAGTGGTAATGTAATTGGTGTATATTGTAAAAGGTCTTCATCAAATTCAATTAATCCTAATGTTCTTAAATCACCAACGGATACATTTGAACCTATACCACCACCTGATAAATAAGTTATAGTCAAAGTTGTATTGGATGGCGCTATACCATATGTAGATGTTTTTAAAAAATTTGTTGGGTCAAACGATTCACCTAACTTATCTATTGAATTATTTAATCCTAATCCTACATTTTTAGTAGATGGTATTAGTAACTCATCACTAGTTAATCCACTACCCCCACCAAAACGAACTTCTACGGTTTCGTTGTCTATAACCTTTGTTGTAAATCTACGTGGAGTTTTTAATAACTTTAATAAATAAGGAGTGGTAGAACGATATTGTGCCAATTCCGGGTCATTTGATTCTACATTTGGTGTTTTAGTGTATATTGTTTCTTGAGCCAAATATGGAACTTCATAATATACATTACTATTTGAATCTACTATTTTTTCTATACCAACAAAGTTAGCATCGGTTATTGTATAAGTTGGATTTTTTGTAAAAGCACCAACATTAAATTCTTCAGTTTTAACTTGCGCACTAATTGCTTTTACTTTTTTAGTTAATAGATATGTTACGGTTTCTTGTGTAACCCCATTTGTTTGAAATACACTAACTTCTCTTTCGTATGCATCGTTAAAATCAACATCATCTGTTGTTATAAATGTCAATTCATTATTTAATCCAGATTTTACTTGCATACCTTCTTTTATTTTCAAAGCATATGAGTAATCTGGTTTATTATTTACACCCGTTAATATACTTGGGACAGTTTGATATACTGAAAGTGTAGTTGTTGCTGGACGAGATAATTTTGGTTTGTATCCTAAATTTTGAGCTTGTGTTACTATGTTTTTATAGTTACCAGCTAAATTGATAAAAGATTCTTTTAATTGTGCATCTGTATAATAAGAAAGAACATCACCCACATAAGCTGCTTGCTCTAAAAACATCATACCCGGCGATGCTTCGTTAAAATCGTTGAAAGTATCTGCGTAGTAAGTTCTTGTAAAATCAATAAGGGATTGACGTAGAGATGCAAAATCTCTATTAAGATATTTTATCTCCTTATTATTTTTACCCCAAGTCTTTTCGGTAGGTAGTAGTGCCATATTATACTGTTATATTTAATGAGTCTCTTGAATTGTTACCAGCAAATGATAAGGTATAATCCAATTTAACACTTATTCTATTATTATCTTTTGAGTTTACATCGGAATCTACAACTATATTATTTACTATTACAAATGGCAACCATCTTTGTATTGAAGTTTCTATTTCGTTTTGTATAAATTCATACACACCACCCTCATCAATCTGCTCAAAAATAGCTTGTCTTAAATTACAACCAAATTCAGGTTGCATTACACGCTCTCCTCTATTAGTTAAAATCAAATTTTTAAGGTCTGATTTTATTTGTTCTTTTGTTGTATAAGTAACTGCAAAGAAACCATTATTACCTTTTGTAAATGGCAAAGATACACCGACACTTTTGTCTTGCGTATCTATAATGAATTTCTTTTGTAGTTCGTATGCCATTATTTTTTAAACTTCTTAACTAATTGTGAGTAATCCCTATTCATTGCTTTCATTACCAACTCAACACCCTCTGGGTTCTTATGTGCTAACATTCTTGCTTGTTGCTCAACCGATGGACCGGCTTGTGAATAAGTATCTTGCATATTTGCTTGCTCTCCAAATGCGTTTGCATCATACCCAAACATATCGGGTGTGATAATTGGTTTTACTGGATTTGATGGGTTTACGCTATTTCTATTAAAACGCATTTCACCCCAATTACCATCATCCTTTGAAACCGCTTGGTAATTTTCGTTTACCGATGGTTTAGATGGTGTTTGTAATTCTTCATTCAGTACCTCTGTAACTGCTTTACGGATTTCCTCTTTAAGAGTTTTTCTAATGTCTTCTCTTAAAACCTTTACCAATCCTTTAATTAATTCTGTCTGATTCATAAAAATTATTGTAGTTTATCTTATATAAATATAGGTTATGTATAAAATCCCCAATATTCCCAATGCCATATTTCATCAGTACGAATACCATCTGCTAAACGATATGGATTGTACCAACCAAACTGGGGTGCAACATTGGAAAGAAAGCGATATAATTTACTTGTTTCTCTACCTGTTCTATTTACTGCAGCGTTTCCACTACCTCCCACTTGCCTATTTAGTTCTCCAAAATCGATTGCAATAGCCCAACCATGTGGGGAACTACCAGGTGTAGCAATTGTTTTTAATTTTTCTGCATTATTAGCAGCAGCCGATTTTAATGAAAGTTGATGGTCCACACTACGATACGCGGATGATATTGTCCAATTAAATCCATTTTTTCTTGCTACTTCTTTTAATTTAAAATATTGTTCTGCGGCTTGGGGGTGTAATAAATAATTACCACCATATCTACTACAACCTCGCTCTATTGCAACTAATTGCCCAATATCTAAAAATCCATTTTTACCAGATAAGTTTGGTGGTCGTGGTGGAGCAAATCCCCCTATTTTTCCATATATTTTTGGTGGTGGTTGATTATCATCACTTGCATCGTTACTAACAATTTGTTCACTAGATTGTGCTGGATTAAATGAACCGGCATCTACTTCAACTTTTCTTTTTATTACACTTCCTTTATTTATTTTTTTATTACTTGCTTTTTCAAAATCATCAAGTTCTTTTGATTCAACTCTGGGAGTATCATCCTGTACAATTGGGTCTTGTCCTTCTTCTAACTCTTGCTCTATCTGTTCTAAAAAATTCTCTTGTCCTTTTGATGGTGGGATATTAAATCCAGTAAAAGGTAGGAAAGCAGGACCGGGTGGTGCAATAGGTGGATATTGTGATATTGTATTACAGAACCCACTTATCGTTGTTAAATGTATAGTAGATTGTATAATGAACGCATCTAAATATGGATTATTAGATTTAGTTGGTATTACCGGTATTGGTGCTTCTGGCCATACACCAGGATTTGTGACAGTGTTTGAAATAACCGATAAATTTAATATAGTACCGGGAGCTGGAATTGCTGGTGGTATTTTTCCTAACTCTGCCCCAGTCCAATACATAACCGCACCCTTACCCAATAATGCAATAGATTGATTGTAAAATGTTTCTGTTTTAGAATTTTTACCAACCTCAAGTGCATATAATACAGTTGAACGCATCAATTCAGTATTACCTTTGATGACTGTGTTTCCTGTCACTAAATCCAAGCCTCTCTTCATACATTGGTCATATTTTTGAGTAAAGAAATCGGCAAATTCATCTGTACTCTTAAATGAAGAGTTTTCCATCTTTGACAACATTTCTTGCTTAAAAATACTCCAGGACATTATACTAAATAATTAGTAGATGAAAGGCAATCTTTTAATTCATTTGCTAATCCGGTGAATGTTGCCTTATCAATAGGACCAGGTGCAGATGGACCAGATGGTGTTGCTATCGTCATTAAGTTAATTGCTTGAATTAATCTATCTATCAAACTAATTAATTTATTACCCAATATCATTTGATTTGCATCAACCGAACCCTCACTATTATCTGCTCCCAATAAAACTTTACCACCTTCAACTGCAATAATAACATCGTTATTTGCTTGTGCAGTAATTCTTACATTACCATCGTTGGCAGTAAAATCAATAGAACTAGCATCTATACTAACCGTATCATTTGCAAATATAGAAAGATTACGATTGGATATTAAAAATATATCATCACCCTTTGTTGATAATGTTAATCTATCTGTATTAACTATTATTTGGTCACCCTTTGCTTCGCTTGGGAATTGGTAACGAGTACTATTTGCAGATGTTGGTGTATATGGTGTTATGTAATCACCACTTGTCATATGTATAGATGAACCATCACTATTAATATCTTCATCAACTATATCGTAAATTTTTTTTGATTTGTTTTCCGAGTTTTCGCCATTACGAATAATAAATGCAGGGTATGGTATTCCATTATCTTTATTATCATGCAAATATCCACTCAAACGAATTGAATTTCCAAATCTACCTTGAAATATACTATCACCCTCTCTTAATGCTAATTGATGATACTTTGCATCTCTTTTAAAATAATTACCTTGAAACCCTTGTTTTGTTTTTTTAGATTTTTCATTTTTAATTGAATTATTAGAAATACCAGTATTAATAGTTTCACTATACTCATCGGATTTATTTGTACCCGATTCACTTTCATTTGTTGTTTTAACTCTACCCAATATATGTGGATTTGTGTTAAAATTAACAGAATTATTATGATTTAATTTAGTGTAATAATATTGTTTACCAACACGAGTTATATAAACACTTTCAGTTTCAACTGGGATACTTTGATTATTCCTATCAAATGGAAATGCTATGTTTATATTTTTTTCATTATATTCGGTTTCAGATGCAAATTTAAATTTTATTGCACCATACATTCTTGTATTTTTTTCAAAATAATCAGCAGATGTGTAATCCTCAAATAATTGTTCATATATATCAGATGGTATATCGGCTATCTCATCTAAATTAGTATAAACATATTCAACCATACCAACAAGTTCTGCAGATGATTTTGAATAACTATTTAACGAACCGCCTGATATTGAGCCCCTATATAATACACCCATTTACTTAATCCCTTGTCTTAATTGTTCTAATTCTTCTTCAATTTCTTCTAATTTATCATCAGTCTTCTGCTCAATCTTTACCGCAGTATCCTCAATTTCCATAAGGAGTTGTTTTCTTTCTTCATCGCTCATCCACCCATCTTCTCCATTTGATTTTCCTTGAGCTAAAATCAATCGTTGAACTATTGTTGCCATTTTAACTAAATGGTCATCGTTACTTACGGATACTGATATAAGCTGTGTAATGATTGGTGCTATTTGTGTAGCATCAGATGCATTACGGATTAGTTTTCTTAACTCTTCGATAAGACCTGAAATGTTTTTCTTCTTACCCTGTTGATTATCGTATATATCTTGCAAAAGGGATGAAAATGATTTACCCTTAAAGATTTGAAAATCCATGTCTATATTACTCATAATAACTCTTTGTTTAGTATAAATATTGAGCATAGAAAAAAGGTGGTACAATGACCACCTTCTAACTATCTGTTAATTGTTCTTGCCCAAAATGGGTCTTTATCTTCTTCCGTTATATCACCTTCATCTAAAAACTGATGATACAACTTAATTTGTGTTTCTTTCATTTTAGCCACAACCTTTGTAATGTAGTGTGTTTTGTGGCCAGTCATTTCCCTCACTAAAAGGTATAATGATTTTTTATTAAAACTTTCAATGTGTTCTGCTCTTCTAAATAATTCTAAAATAGAATCGGCAATTTGAATATCTCTTTTCTTTGTAAAAATACGATTTAGATTTTCGTCCCAATACTCCAACATTCTAACATTGAATATTTTAAATTCTTCGTTATGCTGTGTTTCTTTGAAATCATTTTCTGGATTCCAATTCTCTGGCATCTCTGAAATCTTTGATGTACTTTTATATCGTTTGTAGTTTGAATTGTTATTTAAGATTAAATAGTTTCTAACTGCAATCGTAAAGTAGAAATAACTTCTTGTTTCGTATCTTCTTTATCATCATCAAAATAAGTAAATTTCCAAGTGTTTAAAACATTCTCCGCTAACTTATAAAAAGAATAGTAGATATGGTCTCTAAACAATAAGTTGCGTTCTCTTTCGCTTGATGAGTTATTATAGGCAATTATTGCTGCCTCCGTTTCTTCTGTAAAGTAACGAGTATCTTTTTTCTTTCTTCCCAAAACTAGTTCTCCTCTTCCTTACCAAACTCCGAATTTAATAATTTTTCGTTTCTTTCTATGATACCTTTTAAATCACCAAATACTGAACCTACTTCATCATCCGATTCAAATGCTCCCGTTGAATCTATCTCTTTTATTGTACTATATATACCTGTAAATATAGCTAGGTTCTTTTCAATTTCTTCTTCTAATACCTCTAACTTTCTAAATAAGTTATAGTTTACATAAAGTGAAATCAATAATAAAGAACTTATTATTATAATTGTTACTATCATATTAAATTACTTCGTAGCCAGCGTGTAGGTATTCCTGAACTTTCTTCTTTTTAACCATTTCAGTTTTACCTTGCGGGGATTTTAACATTAATTTTTCATTTCTACCTAATTTATCATAATTAGATTTTTCAATAGTTGTAGTATATTGCCTATCACGAATAGTTAAACCATTTAAATGGTCAATCTCATGCTGAACACAAACTGATTCTAATAAATCAGCATCATCCATTAATTCATAACCATCTTTATATTCTCTGCGGGATGTACCAAAGTGTAACTCATCTGAATAGTTATCAGCTTTAATT